CCGCTTTCGCCGCGCAGACAACAGTAGGGTTGCCGGATGGGATCAGGTGCGCCAGCGCCTGATTGGAGATGATGGTTGCCCAATGCTTTTTGTTTTCAGCGACTGTGTGGACACAATCCGCACGTTGCCAGTGCTTACGCACGACAAGCACAGGGTTGAGGACATTGACACGACTCAAGAAGATCATGCGGCGGATGACATTCGTTACGCTTGCATGGCGAGGCCGTTTCAGCGGCGCATACCTGAACTGGAAGAAGACCCTTGGCGACCGCCTACCATTGAAGAAATGATGGATGGTCTGGAGCGTGCGTCTAAGCCGTCAGGCTGGAGAATGTAATGGCTGAATCCTACGCATATGACCGTGAGCCTAAAGGCAAAGGGGATCGTGCGCGTTACTGGAACGACCAGATCCGGCGGGCGCGTGGCTTTGAGGAGACGTGGCGCAACCGTTGCTATGAGATCATTGATCGTTATCGGGACGACAATCCTGATCGCATGATGCGCGATACGCGCATGAACATCTTTTATAGCAACGTGGACACGCTGAAGTCGGCTCTGTACTTCAAGACGCCGCGTCCTAAAGTACGGCGTCGTTTTCGTGACAATGACCCTGTGGGCCGCACTGTGGCGACTGTCTTGGAGCGTGGGCTGCAGTACCAGCTCGATGTCTACAACTTTGACATGGCGGTGCGGCGGGCGATTGAGGACTATTTGATCGTTGGTCGCGGTGTTCTGCGGGTTACCTATGAGCCGGTGGTGGTCGAGGGTGATCCTGAGATGATCCCGGTGCGTCAACAGCCAATCACTGGCATCGGTGAGGTTGCACCAGGCCAGATCGGTGATGTGCCGATTGGCAGTGCGTTTGTAGACGCTGAAGGCAACCAGGTAGACGCCGGCATGGTCATGCAAGGCCCGATGGGGCCGTATGTGCTGGGCGAGCCGGTCGAATATGTCGGTGAACAGTCAATCCGGTGCGAATATGTGCATTGGGAAGACTTTGTTATGTCGCCGGCGCGTGGCTGGCCTGATGTGACCTGGATTGGCTTCCGTCACCTCATGACTAGGCAGGAACTGGTCGATTATTACGGCCCGAAAGGCGAAATGATCCCGCTGAGCTATCGCGGCGATGAGGGTGACGCCTACGAGGACAACAAGCAGCCGGATCGGGCTGAAATCTATGAAATCTGGGACAAGCGGTCAGGCAAGCAGATTTTCATTGCTGCGGACTATGATGAGCTGCTTGAGGAGTTCGATGATCCGTACAATTTGGATGGTTTCTGGCCTATTCCAGAGCCTCTGTATGCCGTATCGACCACCGATACAACGCTTCCTGTCCCTGAGATCCTAACCTATGAAGATCAGCTCTATGAGCTTGATCTGATTACGCAGCGCATTGCCAATCTGACAGAAGCGCTGAAGCGGCGCGGTGTATATGACGCATCGTTCCAGGAGCTGCAGCGTCTGGCGGGCGCATCGGACAATGAGTTTGTGCCGGTGGACAACATGGCCATGCTGCAGGCTGGCGGCGGTCTTGCCAATGTGATGCAGGAAGCGCCGCTTGATAATCTTATCAAGGCTCTGGCGCAGCTCTACCAGTCGCGTCAGATAGTGATCCAGACGATCTATGAGATCACTGGCATCTCGGACATCATGCGCGGTTCTAGCGCCAGCCGTGAGACGGCTACGGCCCAGCGTATCAAGGGTCAGTTCGGTGCGATGCGCCTGGTCAACCGCCAGCGTTGCATTGAGATGTTCCTTGACCAGATTCTGGAGCTGAAGGCTGAGCTGATGGTCGAGAACCTGGAGCCTGAGCTGCTTTCGCGGATTACAGGCGTTCCGGTATCGCCAGAGGCGGTTGCATTGATGCGTGATGAGCGTCTGCGTAGCTATCGCATCAGCATCGACACTGACGAAAGCCAAGCTGTAGACAGCGCGATTGAACAGCAGCGCCGCACAGAGTTTTTGACGGCAACCGTGCAGTTTCTGCAGGCGATTGGCCCGATGGTCAGCTCTGGTGCCATTGGCTTTGAGCAAGCCAAGCAGATGCTGCTGTTTGCTGCCAGGGCGTTCCCTGGTGCGCGTGATCTTGAGGACACGCTTGAGGCGATCCAGCCCCCGCAGGGCAGGCCCAACCCGGCTGATAAATTGGTTGAGGTTGAAGCTGCCAAGGTTCAGGCGCAGGCAGACCAGGCCGCTGCCGATGCACAGGTGAAGGTTGCACGTCTACAGCTCGATCAGCAGAAGGCGGCGCAGGATGCCCAGTTTAAGCAGCAAAAGCTGGAGATTGATGCGGCCAAGGTGGTGACGCAGTGAAGAACACTGAGGCTGTCGGCAAGATCACCTGGCTGATGGGTCACAGCGATCAGCACTGTGATTGGACTGTTGATGACCTTCATCGGCTGATTATCCCGCCGGTAGCGCTGCAGCAGTTTAGAATCTGGCAAGTTGATGAGCATCCGGTCGGTTTGATGACTTGGGCGCTGTTCAATGAAAAAACAGAAGCCGGCTACCTAGACGGCAGTCGCAAGATACAGCCTGACGATTGGAACGCAGGCGACCGGCTGTGGCTGGTCGATTTCATTGCGCCCTATGGCAACGTGCGCGAAATGGTGCGCGAGGGCAGGGATCATCTGAGGTCAATATTTGGCAAAGGCGTCGTTGGCCGCGCCAACCGTTTGCATAGAGGTAAGCTATGGTACGCAGTTACCTGATAGAGAGCCGCATCTGCTTCAAAGGCGATGGCGGTGGTGGCAGTGCTGCCGATGATGCGCGTGAGACAGCAACGCCGGCACAGACTGACGACCAGGGCCGTCCGCTTGCGCGTGGCACGACCAATGTAATCGACACAAGTCGTCAGATTTTGCCACCTATTGGTGCAAGTGAAGCAGATGAAGATGTAGATCAAGATCGTGAGCAAGCGATTGCCGCCGCTGCAACCTTAGCAAACCCTAGTGCGGATCCAGTTCAGCAGCAGATAATAAGGGACAATCTTACGCGGTTCCCAACCGGTGGCGGAGATCAGTCTGATTTTGAGAACCGAGTCAGAGAAACGGCAGCTATCAATCAGATACCTGTCGGGAACCAAGATGTTTTAGGCATGGTGCGGACTGCTGCGGCTGAATCCCTTTCGCGCCCAAACCGCCCTGATCCGGTTACACCGACTATGGCACCAGGGCGTCGTGACCCCATGAGCGGCTTTTATGCTGACGCTTATGATGCGTTATACGGCACGCCTGATCCAAATGACGCGCCTGCCACTGCCCCAGGCACCTTTATCAATACGCTATTCGGTGGCGGGCCAATCGGTGAAATCTTCAACGCTCCTGACCCAGCAGATTCTGCAGCTTTTGCCTTTGGCCAGCGTCAGCGGATGCAGCAAGACCCAACATTTGTGCCGGCGACCAGCAATGTTGCGATGACCGGCGGCGGTGGCGGCGGTAGCGATGAGCGTGCAGCGCCACCAGCGGCACCGGCAGACCCTGCCGACCCAGGCACGACGACGCCAGAAGTGATTGACGATCTGGCAGCGAATTACTTGCTCAATCCGTTCTATCTCTATAGCGGCACAGGCAATCTGTATCAGCCCTATGGCTATGCCGGCGGCACCTTGGTTGATCTGTTGCAAACACGCGGCATGACACAGCCACAGCAGGCTGCGCCTAATCTCAACATCTTTGGCAACCCAAGGGACTTTGCATGATGGAAGTCGATATGGAACGCGCTGATGAAGCCTACCAGGCTTTGTCAGAGCAAGAAAAAGAAATCATCCGCGAGGCGATGGATAGCCCGCTTGCGGCTGTCCTGAACAAGATCTTTCCTGAGCTGATGCAGGCGATTGGCAGCTTGAACAAGCCGCGCCGCAAGATGGATCAGGCGCAGCGTGACATGGCAGCAAGGATGCTCATGGGATGAGCAAGCAGACATTTGTGTTCAGGGACGGTCAGATCGTTCCCAAGACAAGCGCCGCCCCCAAGGGCGGCGTTTCCATTTTGAGCGATATCGAGCCTTACCAGAACATGAAAGATCGTGGCTGGATCACCAGCCGTTCCCAGCACCGCGAGTTTCTGCGGCGCAACAACTTTGTGGAGGTAGGCACTAGCCAAGACCATCTATTCAAATGACAGAACAAGAACTCCCGCTTGATAGCACTCCCGCTGAGGCCGCAGCCGATGCTGCCGCACCAGCCGAGCCAGCAAGGCCGGAAACAGTCGCTGAGACAGTTGCCAGGACTTTGCAAGAACTGAACGCAGATGCCGGCGACGACCAGGAAGATGGTCTGCCTGAGCCACCCGCGCCGACAAGCACAGAAGAAGCTGATGATGAGCCTGACGCTGAGCTTGAGGACGCAGACGAGGCAGAAGAAGAAGAAGAAGCGCCAGAACTAGAGGCGCTGGAGCCAATGAACCATTGGCCTGCTGAGTTCAAAGATGATTTTGCTTCTATGGAGCCTGCAGCGCAGCACTTTATGATGCGGCGCTACAAGGAAATGGAAGCCGATTACACCAAGAAGACCCAAGGTGTAGCGGCCCTCCGCAAGCGCTCAGAAGCACTCGATGAGATTCTTGCGCCGCACCGCGATACATTCGCAAGGGCGGGCATGGATGACGTTGCAGCGGTCAGGCAACTGATGGCTGCTAACGAATATCTGCAGAAAGACCCTCAAAACGCCATTGCCTGGTTGGCCAACCAGTATGGCGTGGATATTGGGGCAGTCGGTAACGATGCCGCCCTAGAGGATGAGTATGCAGATCCGCAAGTGAAGGCGTTGCAGCAGCAAGTAGCTCAGCTCACCGGCTTCATCCAGAACCAACAGACACAACAACAGCAAAGCGTCCAGCAAAGCACGCAGTCTTTGATCGACCAATTTGCCGCTGAAACTGATGCAAACGGTAACCCAGCGCATCCGCATTTTGAAAAGGTGCGGTCTGTAATGGGTACGTTCATCAGCAACGGCAATGCTCCAGACCTGAAGTCAGCTTATGAAATGGCGGTTTACGCCGACCCTGAGCTGCGGAAGGCAGAGATGGACAATTACGCGCTGAAAAAGTCGCAGGACACGGTGAAAACAGATGCCGTGAAGAAAGCGAAAAAAGCGCAAAGGTCGAAAGTCAGAGGCAGTGCCGCACCAGCTCAACAAGCGCTTCCAGCGGGGATGTCTGTCCGTGACACCATTATGGCGTCGATCCGTCAACTTGAGAATGGAAGGTAGAACCTATGGCGACTAGCCCCAATCTCTCAGAGATCGTCACGACCACGCTTCGCAACCGGTCACGACAGCTCTCTGATAACGTAAGCAACCACAATGCGTTGCTGCGTCGTATGCGCGAGAATGGCAACCAGACCACTGTGACTGGCCGCGATATCGTGCGTGAACTCGAATATGCTGCAAACGGAACTGTCCAGTTTTACAGCGGCTATGAAACCCTCGATGTCTCGCCGTCTGACGTGCTGACGGCTGCTGTATTCGATTACAAGCAGCTTGCCGGCAACGTCACCATCAGCGGCCTGGAGCAAGTCAAAAACTCCGGCACTGAGGCCATCATCAATTTGCTTGAGGCGCGTGTGAACGTCCTTGAGAAGTCGATGATGAACACGCTTTCGACTGCTATCTACTCCGATGGCACCGGCAGCGACGGCAAGGAGGTCGGTGGCCTTCAGCTCATCGTGGCTGATTCCGGCACCGGCACCGTGGGCGGGATCAACTCCTCGACCTACACCTTCTGGCAAAACGTGCAGACCACTGCCACGTCGAGCGCTTTCAGCACAGCAAACGTGCAGGCAGATATGAACAATATCTATCTGCAGCTTGTTCGCGGAGCTGACTCGCCTGACATGGTTATGGCCGGCACTAACGCCTACAAGGCTTTTCTCGGAAGCCTGCAGGCCATTCAGCGCATCACCAGTGACGATCTGGCTAACTCTGGTTTCACCAGCGTCCAGTATCTGAACTCGGATGTCGTGTTCGATGACGCCTGTAACACCAACCGCATGTACTTCCTGAACACTGACTATCTGCGGCTTGAAGTTGCTGCGGGTCGTGATTTTGTGCCTGGTGAGGCACGAATGGCCGTGAACCAGGACGCATTGACCACTCCGATGTTTTGGAGCGGCGCTCTTACATGCTCCAACCGCGCCCTTCAGGGCGTCATCCACGTCTAGAGGAGACTGGTAATGGCTATTGCTTCAGTAATGGGGATCGACCCCACCGCAGTCGCTGACACGCCTGAGTTTCAGCTAGGTCAGCTTGGTGCCATCATTGACGACACCAACGGAACGCGGATTTTCAAGTATGTGCAGTATGACACTGGCGCTGGTTCGGTTGCAGCCGTATCCGGCAACGTGGCGTACTACTACACGCTTGATGGCTACAAGAACAACCAGGTGACCTCCGACCTCTCGGATTCCGTAGAGGTTGGCGCTGGTGTTCTGCAGTCCGCACCGACAGATGGTCAGTATTGCTGGGTTCAGGTCAAAGGGCCGGCAACGCTCAACACTGCCCTCACTGCAGGCGCAGACGGCGACCCGCTGACCCCGACTGGATCGTCGGACGGCACGCTCGATGTAGCGGCAGCAGTCACAGACAACATCTGTGCGATTGCTGGCGATATCAGCGACAAGGAAATCATCTGCGATTTCCCGATGTAAATCTCCCTAGAGGGGGCGGCTCCGGTCGCCCTCTCGCCCCTACATTTGGAGGACTAAATGGCCGCGAAAGGTATCTTTTTCGAGCGCGAGCTGAACGGTGATATGCGCGATTTCTGCCGCATCTCTGTTCCTGGCGTCAGAGACGTATGGGAAGGGCCGGTTCGGCCAGAAGATTTGGCCCGCTTTCCTGAGCAATGGGCTGAGTACAAGGCCGGCAAGAAGAAGCCCAAGAAGAAGGGTGGCGGCTTGAGTGAGCTGCCTGGCATGACTGAGCCGCGCCGGATTGAACTTGAACTGGCCGACATTGAAACCATTGAGGAGCTTGCTGAGGCTGAGGAGCCAAAGCTGCGCCAGATGGGTGAGCCTTATGTGCAGCTCAAGAAGATTGCTGAGCTGCAGATGCAAGCCAAGCCGAAACGCGCTGCCAAGAAAGCCGCGCCAAAGGTTGAGGAAGTAGCTGATGAGCCTGCTGACGATAGCGCAGACGGTAGCTGACTACACCGGATTTGAGCGCCCGACCACCGTTGTCGGCAATACAGATCCGATTGCACGTCAGCTCCTGGTCATAATCAACCGCGAGGGCAAGCAGCTCATGCGGGCCACGAACTGGCCGATATTGATGAAGGAGCATACCTTCACCACGGTCAACGGCACGCAATCCTATGACTTGCCCAGCGACTTTGACCGCTTTGTCAGTGGCACGGCTTACAACCGCACCGACCTCGATCAGATGGTCGGCCCGATCACGCCACAACAGTTTCAGGCTGACCGGCACGGCACAGTTGATTCTGGCATTGTTGATCGCTTTCGTCTCAAGGCAAGCAGCAACGCGCTGAAGTTTGACATCACGCCAACGCCCAGCGCTGCCGACAGCATTGGCTTTGAATATCTGTCGAGCCACTGGAACCAGACGACTGGCGGCACCTCGCAGGCTGCTTTTGCTGCTGATAGCGATGTCGGCATCCTTGATGAAACCCTGATTGAAATGGGTGCCACCTATCGCTTCAAGCAGGCTCATGGCTTGGCATACGATGAAGACTTCCGTCAGTACCAGCTTGAGCTGCGCCAGGCGATCAGCCGCTCTGGTGGTGCGCCGATCATCACGCTCGATGATGCGCGGCGCTACTTGGTCAGCCCTTACTCTTACAATCTGCCTGACAGCGGGTATGGGGTCAGCAGCTAATGCTCCAAGCACTGCCAACAGCTTCTAGGTATCGCGTCAAAGCGGCATCTGTGCCAGCGCCTGTCGGTGGGTTGAACAGCCGTGACAGTTTGGATGCGATGCCGCCCACAGACGCCATCGTCATGTCCAACTTCTTCCCGACCGTTGAGAAGGTGACCCTGCGCGACGGCTTTACAGAGTTCTGCACCGGCATAGGCACTGGCAATGTTGAGACGCTTGTTGAACACAATGCTGGTGCAAACCGGCAGCTTCTGGCTATTGGCAGCAATGGCACGCTGTATCAGATCGACACTGGCTCGGCTGTCAGCAAAAAGACCGGCCTCGCAAACGGCAGGGCCGAAAGCATCGAGTTCAACAATCTATCCATCTTTGTGCCGTCGGGGGCAAACGTGCCTTTTAGCTGGAATGGGTCAACCGCCAGCGACCTGTCGATCACGCTGTCTGATGGCGTCAACGCAAATACGCTGACCGGCGTCCATGCCTACAAAAACCGCGTTTATTATTTCACCGGCTCAGATCAGAACTTTTACTATTCGGCCACGGTAGACACTTTCCAGGGCAACTTCACTAAGTTCCCAGTGGGTCTGGTTGGCACCTTTGGTGGTAACCTCATCATGATCTCGACGCTGAACATTGACGGCGGCGAGGGTGTAGATGACTTGCTGGCACTCATTATGAGTTCTGGTGAGGTATTGATTTACAGCGGCTCAGATCCTTCTGCGTCTAACTTTGCTTTGGTCGGCACATACCGGATTGCTGAGCCAGTTAACGAGAAACGTGCCATTGCCAAGCTCGGCGGCGACGTGATCGTGATGACCAAAGAAGGTTATTTGCCGCTCAGCCAAGTTGTGCGCCAGGATATCGTGGGTAACAAGGCTGCAGCAATATCTGAAAAGATCCGCGGCACTGTCATCAACCAAGTGAAAGCAACTGGCAGCTCTATTGGCTGGCAAATTTTTGTCAGCCCTGACGGCGACAAGGTTTACTTTAATTATCCGACTGGCGAGGGAACTGACCCCTTTAACCAGCACGTCTTCAACCCGATCATTCGGGCCTGGTGCCTGTTCAAAAACCTAGAGTCCTATGTGTGGGGCCAGTTCAACGGCGACACTTACTTTGGTGGCGCTGGCGGCAAGGTTTTCAAAGTTACCGGTGACAGTGACGGCGGCAGCGATATCACTGGCGATCTCGTCACTAGCTATAACTATTTCAACGACCGGGCTGGCATCAAGCGCTTCAGCAGCGTTCAGCCTATCCTTGAGGGTGACACAACGGTTGATTTCTCATTTGGGGTTGGCGTCGATCTTGGCCCGCCGACCGCCATTGAGGTCACGCAAGTCTCATTTGCATCAAACCTAGCTGCCTGGGATGAGGCGACTTGGGACGACTTTTTCTGGGGTGACACGACCGGCGCTGGCGTTACCAAGCGGCGCAAGGCGGTCAACCGGCTCGGCTATTCAAGTGCATTGCGTATCAAGGTGGCAACCAGCACGCAGACCATCAGCTTCATCTCCGCACACTATACCTTTGCACCAGGAGGGCCACTCTAATGCCTTTTTCCGGCGGCACATTTTCTAGAACTTTCGATTGCACGACCGACAGGGACAATGGCGTCAAGATTCTTGCGTCCAAGTTTGACACAGAGCTTGATGGCTTTGCGACCGGCCTCAGCACAACGATCCTGAAGGACGGCACACAGACTTGCACCGCAGCCATTCCGTTTGCTGAAGGTCTGACAATCCCTGATGACAAGACGATTGTTTTTGGCACCAACAGCGATGTCACCATCCAGTATGATGAGACGACCAACGACGCACTGGAGATCGCTGCCAACGTAGAGGGTGCAGCGCTGGGCGTCGTGCTGAAGGCCGACCAGGGCGATGACAATGCAGATAGCTGGAAGCTGAACGTAGCTGACGGCGGCACCATGACCGTCAACAGCAAGATCAGCGGCAGCTTTGTGTCACAGATGACACTGACGCCAAACGCGACGGTCGCCAGCAGCACCACCAATGTTCACGGCATCCTGCAATACGGAAGCCTGTCAGACGGCACGATCACAATCACGCAGTTCGTTGATGAAGACAATATGGCCAGCGACAGCGCGACTATGGTGCCAACGCAGCAGTCGGTCAAAGCGTATGTAGACAGCCAAGTCACTGCACAGGACTTTGATTTCTCTGGCGACAGCGGCGGCGCTCAAAGCGTTGATCTCGACAGCCAGTCAATGACCTTCACCGGCGGCACCGGTATCGACACGACAGGATCTGCACAAACCCTTACCGTAGCCATCGACAGCACGGTTGCCACGCTGAGCGGCGCACAGACGCTGACCAACAAAAGCATTGATGCAACCCAGCTCACCGGCACAGTGGCCAACGCACGCCTTGACCAGCAGCTCCAAGACGTCGCCGGCCTGGCTGTTAGTGACGGCAACTTTATCGTCGGTGACGGCTCCAACTTTGTTGCCGAGTCTGGGGCGACAGCACGGACATCTCTCGGACTCGGCAGCATTGCCACCCAGGCAGCAAACAATGTGTCGATCACTGGCGGTTCAGTGGCCGGCATCACTGACCTGGCGATTGCAGACGGTGGCACCGGCGCGAGTAGCGCAAGCGCGGCCAGATCAAACCTGGGCCTTGGCTCAGCGGCCACTTCAAACACCACAGATTTTGACGCGGCAGGGACAGCGGTGGCCTTGGCGATTGCTTTGGGCTGAGGAGTAGGACATGGCAAACAATTTTAAACTGAAGACCTTTGACGGTAGCAGCACTGGCGCTAATACCGACATGACGATCTATACCTGTCCGTCGAGTACAGAAACGACGATCATCGGTATGTCGATTGCCAACATCACAAGCAGCCAGATCACTGTAGACGTGAAGCTGGTGAGCGACACCAGCGACACTGAAACAAACTCAAATGTGTTCCTTGTGAAAGATGCGCCAGTGCCGGCTGGCGGTGCGCTTGTGCCGGTTGGCGGCGATCAGAAAATCGTTCTGCAGGCCACTGATGTCATCAAGGTGCAGAGCGACACGGCCAACTCTGCCGATACAACCCTAAGCATCCTGGAGATCACCTGATGGCCTATGTTGGAGTGAAACCCGCTGCAATCACCAGCGCCACAGAAGCAGAGATTGCTGGTGATCTGACTGTTGATACCAATACCCTGTACGTTGACAGCACTAACAATAAAGTTGGGATTGGCACTCTGACACCGGGTGCTGAACTAGATATTGAAAGCACTGGCCCAAACATTCACCTCAACGATAGTGATGGTGTGCTTGGTGGCGCAATCACTTCTCGTGTTGTTATGCAGGCGTCGGGAAGCACACACGGAATTGTGGGTTTTGGCACAAGTGGCGGCACGATGGCTGTCACAAACGCACAGGGCGACCTTTTCTTACAAGCAGATACAAACGGCGCACACAGCAGCAGCGCCATTAAGTTGACGGTTGATAATACTGAAAGGGCGCGTCTCAATGCCAGTGGCATTTTTTTAGTTGGTAAAACTTCAGCCAGTGCCACTGGTACTGGAGTTATTTTAGACAGAAACGGCCAGTCATTTTTCGGCGCAGATACTGAACCGCCTATTGTTATGAACCGCAACAATAATGATGGAAACTTAGTTCTATTTATGCAAGCCGACAGCGTGGAAGGCACAATCAGCGTATCTGGGTCAACAGTATCTTATAACGGTGGACACCTGTCTCGTTGGTCACAGGCTACAGACGGCAACCGCATTGACGGCCTAGTCAAAGGCACTGTTATGACTAACCTTGACCAGATGGCGGTGTGGTCACATGGTGCTACTGAAGCAGTAGATGCTGTATTAGATGCAGATGGAAATGTTGTTACAGAGGCAGTTGAGGCAAAAGATGCCTACACTGAAATTAACGAACAGCTTAACTGCATGGCTGTGTCATCCGTCGAGGGCGACCCTAATGTTGCTGGCGTATTCGTCAACTGGGATGATGACGACGAGGACTTCACCGCCGACATGAACATCGCTATGACCGGCGATATGGTCATCCGCATTGCACAAGGCACGACAGTAGCACGAGGCGACTTGCTGATGTCTGCCGGTGACGGCACTGCCAAGCCGCAGGGCGATGACATTGTTCGCAGCAAGACGATTGCAAAGGTCACCAGCACCACCGTTTCACACACCTACGACGACGGCAGCTTTCTTGTGCCGTGTGTCTTGATGGCTTGCTAGGAGAGGTTCATGGCGTACATCGGTAAATCACCTGACGGCACTGGCGTCCGCTCACGTTTCTACTACACGCAGACCAGTGGTGGCGGCACTAGCGTCAGCGGCTCCAGCGACGACGGCACGTCACTTGCGTTCTCTGATGGTGCTTACGTCGATGTATTCCTCAACGGTGTACTGCTGGTAGCTGGCACTGACTACAACACCAGCACAGCCAATACGATTGCTGGCCTAGCTGCACTGGCTAACGGTGATGTTGTTGAGGTGGTTGTGTATGACATCTTCACTGTGGCTGACACCGTGTCGTCGCTGAATGGCGGTGCGTTTTCTGGTGCGGTGACTGTGCCGCAACTTAATGCAGACAACATCCGCATCGACGGCAACACCATCAGCAGCACCGACACGAATGGCGACATCACGCTCGACCCGAATGGCACGGGCGACACCATTGTTGCGTCGGGTAATTTGGGGATCAATACGGCTTCGCCATCAAAAGTTTTAGATGTGCGAGATAACGACGCAACAGGAACCACAACAAGTTCAAATCGTGTGGCGTTGTTCGCAACTAATGGAACCGGAAAAGACGCCCACATTACCTTTAGCAACTTGGTCGACAGCCCAGCAAGCATCGGCAACAAGGGTGCGCTTTATTTCGACTATAACAACACAGAACGTATGCGTATCACCAGCGGCGGCGAGGTTCTTATTGGCACAACGTCTGGCGGGAGCAGCAGCCGGTTGCACCTTAAAGGTGCTGCAACGCTTTGTGTTATGCAAAATGATGACGCAAACGGTGGCACATATCAAACAACAGTTCTTTTTAGGAATAGTTCCGGTACTCCTGTTGGCACAATTAAATCGAACAGCACTTCCGTTGCATATAACTCCGCATCCGACTATCGCTTGAAAGAAAACGTAGCTGACATGACCGGCGCGATTGCTCGTGTGAAGACACTTGCACCCAAGCGGTTCAACTTCATCGCAGACGCCGACACGACCGTCGATGGCTTCCTCGCACATGAGGCGCAGACTGTTGTGCCGGAAGCTGTTAGTGGCACACACAACGAGGTTGATGAAGACGGCAACGCGATCATGCAGGGCATCGACCAAAGCAAGCTAGTTCCGCTACTGACCGGCGCACTGAAAGAAGCCATCGCCAAGATTGAGACACTCGAAACCAAGGTCGCCGCACTGGAGAACGCATCATGAGCAGAGCAAGAGATTTCGCAGACCTCGCCGCTTCGGCAGATGCCGGTGGCCTGACAGGCAGGAACCTGATTATCAACGGTGCAGCATCTGTAAATCAACGCGGGGACAGCACTGGCGTTACTGCATCACAGTATGGTGGCCCCGACAGATTCAAACTTGGCATAGCTACCGCAGGTACATTCGACATTTCTCAAAGTTCTACTGCACCCAACGGTTTTGCCAATAGTTACAAATTAGATTGCACAACAGCAGACGCTAGTCTCGCTGCTGGTGATTTAGTTGCTGCACAAACACGCATAGAAGGCCAAGATTTACAGCAGTTGAAAAAGGGTACATCAGATGCTGAATCTGTGACTCTATCTTTTTTCGTACGTTCTAACAAAACAGGAACATACGTAGCAGAACTGTTAGATAATCATAACAATAGACAAGTCACCAAAACTTACACAATATCTTCTGCGAACACTTTTGAATACAAGTCTATAACTTTTCCGGCAGATACTACTGGTGCATTTAACGACAATAATAGTAATGCTTTAACAATTCTTTGGTGGCTTGCTGCCGGAACAAACTACACTTCAGGAACAGCAACGGGTTCTTGGGCAGCATCTACTGCTGCTAATCGTGCGGTGGGATTAAATGTTAATATTGCAGATAGCACTAGCAACGAGTGGCTCATCACCGGAGTGCAGCTTGAGGTCGGCGAAGTGGCCACGCCGTTTGAGCATCGGTCGTTTGCGGATGAGTGTGAAAGATGCAAAAGATATTATCAAAAAAGTTACGTTGATGGGGTTGCTGCTGGGACAGTTACGCAAACTGGTTGTAGCATGAACGCTGTTCCTACCTCTGGAAATACATGGAGATATACCCATGATTTTTATCATCAAATGAGAGCAACACCTACCTTCACTTTTTATGTGCCAGACACAGGTACATCTGGAAGCGGTGGTTTTGAAGGTGCTGGTGATACAAACAAAGAGGCCATTGTAGTCGCATTTAGCAGCAACAAGAGTGCTGTTTATTACAGTACGTCTATGGATCAGACTGGATTTTTTATGTGGCACTACGAACTTAATGCAGAGTTGTAAACATGAATGAAATAAATTTTACATCGGCAAAATATGTGGCTGTTGATGGTTCTAATGTTAGCATCACAGTAGTGATTGATGGCATCACAAGTTCAGTTCCTCTCGACCCAGCCAACCGCCACTACGCAGAAATTCAAAAGCAAGTTGCTGCCGGTGAATTAACAATCGCTGACGCCGACTGATGAAGCTGACGATGGAACCCGTACTCAAAACCCAGATGGAACTCGAAGCGCACGAGAAGGAGTGTGCTATCCGCTACGCTGCTGTCCAAGAGAAGCTCGACGCCCTCGACAAGCGCATGTGGCGTCTTGAGGCGATGATCATGGGGAGTACGATTCTGGTTGTGGCTATGGTCGTCACAGTATTTATGGGAATGAATTAGTATGTCTACTAACATAAGTGAACAAGACAAAGCTGTTCAAAAACAGATGCAGGAACAGGCCAAACGCACCTCTACTCTGCAAGAAGGTGCGAAGATAAAGCCTGAAGATCAGGAGGTACAGACTGACGAGTTACTGACCACTGATCAAAAACTAATCGACGATCCCGTAGATGTTAGAAAGGGAGATGACATTAAGTCTGTAGATCAGGATGCTCCTAAAGAGTTTGATCCCGGAAGATACGATGCAGAGAGAGCCGCGCCAAAGGTGGGGAAAGCAGACGCAGCAAAGGGCAAAGCATCTGAAGGCGCACTTATGGAAGCAGCACAGGGCAAAGTCTCAAAAGAGGCTCTTGCCGTAGCTGCAACACAAGAGCTTGACCCGAAGGCTACTACTCGTTACCAGCTTGCAGAACTATTCAAAGGCATCGAAGAGGGTGGGCCTCCCCCCGCATGGGCTGCACCGGCTGTACGACAAGTAACCGCAGTCATGCAACAGCGTGGTTTGGGATCATCGTCTATGGCTGCTGCTGCTGTCATGCAAGCTATGATGGAGTCGGGCATCCCGATTGCTGCCCAAGACGCACAAAAATATGCAGCTATCCAGTTGCAAAACTTGAACAACGAACAAGCTGCTGCGTTGCAAAACGCCGCCGCTGTGTTGCAAATGGACATGGCAAACCTTAATAATCGTCAGCAGGCTGCTGTGAATAACGCTAAAGCATTTTTGACGTTTGATGTTCAAAATTTAACAAACGAACAACAATCAAACACGCTTAGTTATCAGACAAAAGCACAAGCTCTTCTTTCGGATGCTGCGGCGCAGAATGCTGCAAAACAATTCAATGCCAAGTCTGAAAACGAAATCCAAACATTCTTTGCCGAATTAGGTACAAGCGTAGAGTCTGCAAACATTCAGCGCGATCTGGCTATGAAGCAGTTTAATCAAAATCAGTCAGTAGCTGTACAGCAATTCAACGCGCAGATGGACGCACAGGCAGAACAATTTAACGCCAATATGCGTCTTGAGATAGATCAAAGCAATGCTGTCTGGCGTCGAAATGTAAACACACAAAATACAGCGCAGCAGAATGACGCTAACCGTCAAAATGCAATCAACCTGCTCGGTATTCAACAAAACGCTCTGAACAATCTGTGGCAGAAGTATCGGGACAAGGCATCATGGGTCGTTAAGATTTCCGAAAATTCTCGTGATCGTGCCCACAATGCCGCCATGCAGGCTGCCGCATTCAAACAAAACGCTGATCTGTACAAACTAGAATACAAAAACTATTTGTTCACTAACGCTATTGATAAAATTTGGGGCACTGGATAACAATGAGTTGGCTATCTAAGGCATTAAAGAACGACACGCTTAGAATCGGCCTGACCGTGGCAGGAGCCGCGTTGGCTGGTAAGTATGTGTTTGGGGACTACGAGGTTAGTAATCCGTACAGAGTAGAGGCGTTCGGAGAAGCTGCAAAATATAGCTACACCGGCACCGACATCAGCAGTAGAGCCTTAAATTTCTTAGGTGTAAAACCGTTCGGGGCTACCTCCGTGGGACAGTTTGTAAGTCCTGTGACAGATTTTGTAAAGAGCCTGAATCTAGGCACAGGTAAAAGTCTTGCAGACTTGATTTCGGGTTTTGGAAAAGCTCCCAAAGCGGCAAAAATAAGTCCTACCGCCATCCGTACCGACACTAATTTTATGAACAGTCAAGCACAAATGATTCCTGTGGGTGGCAATGGACGTGTTGGGGGCATGCTTGCCCAAGATGCAGTGCAACAGTATCTTGCCAGAAGGGGACGAATATTCGGTATGCCCCAGTCTAAAACCGCACAGGCAACTATCAGTCTTGCAGGTTCAGGATCGTTGGCTCCTACCACTGCGTCTAAAAAACTTGCACGTAGTCGTCTTGTAGATTGAGGATAAATTATGCAGGATATGATAAGCGCTTTAGCTGTGCCCCCCGGAAACTCTCTGACAGATGCACCGGGCAAGTGGCCGTGGGAAAAACCCGCTCGTTTTCCGGACCCAAATGATGCCATTGACTTTATCACCGACGACATAGCTAATGGCCCCACTCAAAACGATATGCTTCGTCTTATGATGGCGGGTATTACTGTTGAGGAATTGGTAGAACAAATTTCATTCAAGGGCTTTATGGCAGGGGCAATCAGCCCGGATGTTGCAGAACTTATCAAGCCTGCAATAGGAATTTTTTTGTACGGACTTGCAATTGAAAATGGATTTGAGCCGCAGATGCTAATTGACGAAAGTCCACCCGAGGGTGCCGTGTCTGACGCCACGTTCTTTGAGACTGCAAAACTTCGCAACCCAGAGCTATACGCTGCAATGACTGAAGAGATGAATCGTCAGACACGAATGGGTACAGACGACATTCGCGTAGAAGAGAAGCCTGCTGATCTTAGCAAGTCATTTATTGCCGTCGTACCAGAGCGGCCAGAGGAGACACAGTCGTGATTGATGTAGGTGGCTTGGCAGACAACCTGTTGATTACCGGATTGCAAATTCTCGGTAACAAGGAACAGACACGCAGAAAAGAAGAAGAGGACGCAGCGGTTGTTGCGGCGGAAGCTGCAAAACAACAGGCAGAACTGACCAAAGCTCTCAGAACAGAAGAGGCAAAGGGCGTACAGGCACGCATAACAGCCCAACGACAGTCTGAATTGGACACCATGAAAGAACTACGGATGTCTAGGATATTCGAGGGATTGGTCCTTACGCCTAATGGGCAAATGATGCCTTTGGTCTACGATATGTCCACGCAGCTACCTCCCGATCTCCCTATCGTTGCTACTAAAAATAAACAGGGTAAGTACGATTACCGTCCTGACTTTAAGAGGATGGCAGGTCCGTATGCCAACCGAGATGTCGTTCCTATTTACAGGGGCAATAGGGGCACGGGAACCAAGCGTGATTTGAATGCCACTGAAGGATTCGGATGGGAGTTGACTGCTGGTTACAATCAAGTGGGAACTTATAATCCTGCGAATGATACTATCAATATGTTTGACAAAGATCAAAACATGATGATGGGCAACCTTATTGAGACCACGATACCTGTTGTTGGAGGTGTAGGAAAGCCTGAACTGTCTCTATCACAAGCCATGGACCTTTCTGTAAAGTCGCGTCAGCCTTTGCTTCTTAGCACTCAACTTACTTCGGCCTTTACTGGACGACCTATCGGCGCGCCTACCCTGAAAGAAGTTGCAGGATATAAACAGCCTGCAACGACGCGGACAGTACCGATTGTGAAAAACGCAAAGATTGGAGATACAACATATCCGATTCTTCATGCAGATGACTTTGCAAAGAAGGTTGCTGAAGAAGACCTTGATCCCCGAGATGTCTTTCATCAGCCGGGAGCGATTACAGTAGACTCTCGTCTCATTACACAGGGCATGAAGAAGGCGGACATTATCGCTTTGGGTGGTGATGTCACTATCTCAAGCACAGTTCACCCCCGCGACAAGAAGGTGACACGAGACTTAGTAGACATTTACTTGCCTCATGCGTTTAAGAATGCAGAGGGTGTTCAACAGGACATGCTTGACAACGTCACCTTTGCGGAGGGGACGGAGATACTAAGTCGTATGGGACTATCATACGATGATGTTATATGGCAAGAGTATGCTGTGACCACTGTGAACGGCGAAATCACAGTGGAGGACATGATCAGCAACAACACGCCAAAGGGCACAGAAATAAACCGACATCTCGTCTTGTTCGAGACTATGGAAGACGGCAAAAAAGTAAATAGGGAGATGCAGTTCTTTACAAAGGGACAGGCAGAAAAGTTCATACTTGAAAACCCAGATGCCAAGGGAGAATATGTCGGTCTAGCCACCATGAACAGCTTCACTGGTGATGTTAAAAGCGTTGCTGATCCTACCGGTAGAGATGTATTGCTACGATTCGCTCAAGGGACAGAAGAGTTTCGCAGGCATCCCGACGGCGTTTTAGAAAGTGAGGCTACGGACGCAGAAAAGCAGGTGGCTATAAGCCGTCAAGACGCCACAGTAAATACCATAACGGGAACGATAGAAAGCACTACAGGCGCTGCAGGTGAAACCTACCGCGCAAAGATCGAGGCTGATCACAAGCATCCCTTGCGTCTGGGTAACAGACAAGACGGTATGCTGCTTTCGCACAGAAAGACCGAACAAAAAGCGGCTGCACTAAGCACCATGCACGGCAAACTTGCACAGCCGGGAGTCATAGAGGAAATAATCGAGTCAGAACAAAGTAATCAGTACGTGATGACGCTTGGTTCAGATATTGTAAATAACGCTGCTGCCTTTCTGGCATCGTTGGGCGCTAATCGCGATCCTGAACTTGGAATGCCCCTGCCGCAAACCAACAGTGTGTACAAGCATATTAAAGACACGTACCCTCTGTTTTTCCAAATACCCGGAATGGAACAGTATATCATAGGTGTTCAACGCGCCAACATAAAGAAACGAGAGGACAACGCAACCACGAGCGCAAGTGGTGATTCTACGACCGCATCGTCAAGTGTCGGTGCAAATCCGGATGAAGATAACGCTCTTCCGGGTGGTCCCGCAGATTCCGCATCTCCCATAGTAACACTTAACATCGACAAAATACCGCCCAAAGTTTCTGCGTTTATAAATTCAGGAGAAGGCTACGAGGGCCGATTGTACTCTATGCTTTTAGGTGCAAACGTAGGTGAAGGTCAGGTAACACAGGGAGCAATTAATCAAACCACCCTCGACATACAGGGTATGATCAATGTTAAGCGTGACTTGGCTCTTCTGCCTACCCAGACAGCTATACCGGGCACATTTGATCCTGCTACGAACACGTATTTTGGTGAGGCGCTACGTCAGGAAGCTCTCCCGCAAAGCAGTCAAACCCGTATAAACGCCCTTATGAAACTTGACACCACTGCGTCTGGAATTCGCGTAGACGGAAAAGCTCTGACGATGCTAGACGTAATGAGTGATCACATAAACGGTTTACGTGATATCCAAGAAGCCGATCATTTGGCGCTTGCCAACACGCTTGTTAATTCAGTGACAAGCCTGCAGGAAGGCATTGATCTTGTAGAGCCGTTTATTATAGCAGCCACACAAGATGCAAATAGCATGAACCCAACGATGTACTACTCCCCCGCCGTCTTAGACGCGATGGAAGCGCGAGGAATTGGGGAGATGTTTAAAACTCGTCGCACAGAAGACAAGCGTCTGGCTGAATTAGAGCGTTTGGACGGCGCTGTAGAGTTAGCAGCAGACGCTCAAAAAGTTCTCTCGGGCTACATTGATCCAAACAATTCTAATCAGTATACCAGCCCCACATTCGTTGGCAACTTAGAGCTTGCATTAGACGCAGCCCCCGCTGTGTTCAGAGGTGTGACTGGTGCCTTGGGCAACTTCTTAAACACAGCTTCCGGTGCTGATATTGTTCGTCTATACGATCAGAACATCGATTCTCTACTGGATGAACTTGCAGCAGACAATCCTGATATGCGGATTGATTCGGCAAGTGACTTAGGTCGAACCGGAAGACAAAAAGTAAAGGCAATTCTTAACGATATTGCAAAAGAAATCGATGACGCCGGTAATAACGAAGCCAAGCGTCAACTTGCAGTTCGCCAGCTTAACATTGTCACCCTTGTCTACAAGCTGTCCAGTGTGTTGCAGGGCGGAACCGGCGGTAGAACCATTTCTGACAATGACGTGGCAATCATTCTGCAGGCCATGCGGCAGAGTCCGTTGTCCACCGCTGATCAACAAGCAGCAGTTGTACGAGAGATCGTAAAACTGGCCCGAGAGATCAAGGTCCGCGCTGAACACTTGTCCTCTACTGATCCGCATAAAGTTGCAGCTTACATGTACTTCACTGGCCTGTCGGCAATGACGGATCAAGGTGTATATCACAAAGAATTGACTGCAAGTAATGTTGCAGCAAGACTTACAAGACCCGGTAGAGGACCACAAGTATCTGAAGAACAGCTTGCTGCCATCGTGGCTAACATGAGAGTGCAGGGAGGCGATAATACAAGTCTTGCGGACAAACCCGCAACACCGGAAGAGCTTGAAAAAGCACGACAGACACTTCAAAGGTAACAGTAAGCATGGCTGAAAACGAAGATACGCAAACTCCTGAAGAACAAGCACAGGCGTACGCAGCGCAAACACCTCCGCAACAGCAGGACTTCGTAGACCCTGCAGGGCGGTACGCTGCTCCGGGTGAGACAGTCACTATCGGTCCCGGTGGCGTGTATTCGCCCTTCCGGTTCACTCCTCTGTATGACGACCCTCAAAAGGATGCGTCGGGTAAAGTGACTTCGTTCCAGACACGGCCCTTCAAAGCCGTTCTGGGAGAGGAAAGTGTAACACTTGATCCGTTCCCTTTTAGTGGTGCTGCATTTATAACTAATCGCAAAAACCTTGTGGACAATGATGCTGCTTACGAAAATGCTATCGTTACAGCTACGGAAGCCTTCAAGGCCAATAACGTGGATGTCGAAAGTGACGAATTCCGCGAGATGATTATGCGTCAAACGGGTTATTATCGTAACCCACGGGGAACAGAGGCTACAAACTTAGAGCCTATACCATTTGTATTCCCCGAAGGCGAGGACACATTTGAAAATCGCATGTTAGCACTGGATCGAAATCGTGCCCAGTCTATATATCAACAATTCGACAACCCCGTTGACCCCTCGGAACCACTCATTTCGTCAACATCAGTGCCGTATTCTGCGATCACCAAAAGTCTCGTTGGCAACCTAGAGGCGGTAGAGGGATGGGAAAAAGTTAATCTTCCTAAGTTTGGACTAGACAGAAGCGAGGACGCTAACTCTAACAGCGTATTCATACAGGATCGATTTTTTGGGGGTGTAGGTCGATCAATCAAAGCTATGTTCGACGATGAAACTGCTGCACAAATGGCGGACGAGTCGGCCATGATTTTTGCCAGCAAGTTTGTAAAGTGGGCAAGGAAAAATGGCTTTGACGAGCGAGATATTGCCGGTGTACTCAAGCACAGACTTACTCTACCCGATGTGACTCCCGGCACACAGTTTTTGGCATACGGCGAACAGTCTCTGCTGCGGAGTGCCGTGACTGAGTCGCTACGATTTGGAGCCGAGGCAAGTCTGTATCTTGCGGGTGAGGGTCTTGACGCAATTAATTTGTGGAATGACGAAGTAAAGTCAGACCTGTTCACGGGAAACTACGACATCAGTGCCCCGGCTGATCGTGAAGCAATCCTAGAGAGGTGGTTCCCGTCACGTAGTAAGTTGGTTCAAGATCAGTACGACGCATTGAATCTTGACTTGGATTATGTGGGCGCAGAAAGGGTTGCAAACTTCTACACATCTGCCCCCGGACAACTCGTAGGCACAGCCATGATGGTAAAGTCTGCGGGTCAGCTTGACAAATTTCGCAAAACATTATCAGCCAATTCAGAAAGAAAGTTGTTTAACAAGTTTATAGCTGATCAACGCATCCTGTTTCCGGGTTCGAGCGAAGATGAAATAATTATGAAGTACAGAGAGATGCGAAGAAAGCAGGCATTCGGCTTTACCTTCAATCTCAACACCAAAGAAATACACGACAAGATTCTAAAAGCTCCGGGGATAGGCGCACCGACATCTGCCGCCCTTTCTGGGGCGTCTACAGTTGCCGCCTTTATAAACGGTGTTCGCACCAGCAATCGTCTAGTCGCAGGTATGCAACTAGAAGAAGCTACCCTGCGAGTCCATGCGCGTCCTGAAGTTCGTAGGTTTATCGCTTACGGATCGGGTCGAAAAAAGGACCGTGCTGCAATATACGACAGAGCAAAGCAAGAGCAACGCAGTCTCACACAAGCAGAGGCAGTAGACGTAAAACTTCTGGACAGGGAAATTGACGCCTATCGCACAGAACTCCGCCTAATGATTGCGGAAACGTCTGTTCCAAAGTACATGCGTAGCGAAGCAGGAAAAGCGCTTGCTCGAATAGGCCGCGTACCGGGAACGAAATACGACTTGCTTACTTACTCTGGAGGTCTTGATCAGTCTGTAATCTTGACTGCGGCCACCGCATCCAGTGTCGCATCTGTCTATGGTGGTGACACAATGCTGTGGGACTTCTTTGGATCGGCAGGTGGACTGTTGGGCTACTCCCTCCGCAAGACTCCGGGAGGGGCTATAGATTTTGCCAACCAAGTAATGCGAGGCGAAATCGAATTTATCAATCCGCTAAAGAATCGAGGCAAGTTTCTCCGGAACGAAGTTCGTCTTGCTGAAAAACTAGTGGGTCAACTAGGTGCGTTTGACGACGAATTTCGTGCAGGAGTCATGGAGCGTATCCGTTATCACGACAATCTCAAACAGGAACTTGTCCGCGACGGTGTAGGCGGAGAACTACTCGAACGCTCTGCAGGACGCATCATGGGTCTCACCATCCTGCAGACTATCGAAGAAGGCTTGCGTGTGTCACTTGATGCTCCGGGTGCAGCGCAATTCAACGACAATGTCGCAAAAGCACTGCAAGAAAATCGCAACGCACAAGACCTTCTCCTTAACGATTTGCGTGGCGTCTTTGTAGCCATAGAAAACGTAGAGGGTTACAAGGATGCTGACACGCCAATAGGTAGACTGTACGACACTGTCAAGGCAGCCATTAATAACGGCGAAGCAAAAGTCCAACAACTTGACGACGACATGGAGCGTCTCAACATTGGTTTGGAAGATTACCTGTACGGCATCATCAGCAGCACTAGCAGCGTTGGTATGCAGCGTGTTATGCACGAAGCCGACGACGCTCTGCCGGAACTGATAAACAGACTGACAGGAGAGGGCATCAGCTTCCTATCCGTTCAAGCAGCACAAGATCAACGTCGTAGAATCGAGCGTG